CTGGCGGTTTACGCTGGGGGGGTTCATCTTTGGCCCGTGTGGTGGAATCTGGTAGACACACCACACTCAAAATGTGGCGCTCTTGAGGGCGTGCGGGTTCGAGTCCCGCCACGGGTACTTGTGTGTTGATGGGGTTGGGGGTGTCCTGGTTTTGGTCGATGTCGATAAGGCTGGGACGCCCCCTGGTGGTCCCTATGATGGTTTGTCTGATGAGGAGATTCTTGAGCGTTTTGCGCCGGTGCATTATGGGCCGACGTGGGAGCGCGGCGAGGATGGCCGGTTTGTGTTGCCTGAGCACACTCTGGGGTGGGAGATTGCCCGGTGGTGTTCGGATTACTTGGAGCCGCTTGGTGCGGACCAGGATGTTTTTGAGTTCACGCTTGAGCAGTTGCGTATCGTGTTGTGGTGGTATGCGGTTGATGATGAGGGTAAGTTCATTTACCGGCGTCGCGGGGTGCTGCAGCGGATTAAGGGTTGGGGTAAAGACCCGCTCCTTGCGGTGCTGTGTTTGGTTGAGGCGTTTGGTCCGTCGAGGTTTGCTGGTTGGGGTTCGGATGGTGAGCCGGTTGGTCGCAGGTGTCCGCAGGCGTTGGTGCAGATTTTCGCTCTGAAAATGGAGCAGACGTCGAACACGTTCGATATGTTCCATGTGCTTGTTGGCGATAAGTTGCGTGCGAAGTATGGCGTGGATGTTCGCCTGCAGATTGTGCGTGGTTGTAACAACACGGCGCGCATTGAGGTTAAGACGTCGTCGTTCCGTTCGACGGAGGGTAACCGTTGTACTTTCGCGCTGCTAAATGAGACGCAGCACTGGCTTCCGCAGAATAACGGGCAGAAGTTGAAAAACACCGTTGAGGGTAATACGACGAAGATGAAGTCCCGCTACCTGGCGATTACGAACGCATACAAGCCAGGCGAGGGTAGCGTGGCTGAGGAGGACCGCGAGGCGTACATGAAGTCGTTGGAGGGGCTGACGACGGAGACTGACGTGTTCTATGACTCGTTGGAGGCCCCGGATGATACGCCGTTGGATGAGCGCGTGTTCAAGGTTCTGTATAACGCGGTGCGTGGCGATTCGGTGTGGTGTGATGCTGATGAGGCGTGGCGGTCGGTGTTGAATCCGTCGCGTCCGACGTCGGAGTCTCGTCGCATGTACTTGAATCAGGTGTGGCAGCCTGAGGGTAATTTGTTCTCGTCGGCTGAGTGGAAGCGGATCGAACGTAAGGCGACGTTGGAGCCGGGTGACCGGATCGTGCTTGGGTTCGATGGCGGTAAGTCGGATGACTCTACGGCGCTGGTCGCTATTCGCGTGTCGGACGGGTTGATGGTTCCGTTGCTGCTTGAGGAGAAGCCGTTGGACCTCACGGGCGACTGGGAGGTCGATCGTGAGCGCGTGGACTCTATGGTCCACAGGTGTTTCCGTGACTACGACGTCGTTGGGTTCTACGCTGACGTGGCGTTGTGGGAGTCGTACATTCATGAGTGGACTCTGGATTATGGTGAGCGGCTTGTGGCTCGCGCGTCGGATAGGGGTCCGATTGCGTGGGATATGCGTGGTTCGCGTAAGCGGACGGTGAACTTGCATGAGGCGTTTATGGCGGCAATTCTTGATGGCAAGGTGTCGCATGGTGGTTCGCGCGAGTTGGCGGCGTCGTTCCGTCGTCATGTGTTGAATGTGTTGCGTAAGGATACGCCGTATGGGGTGTCGTTTATGAAGGCTGGCCGCGAGTCGAAGAAGAAGATTGACATGTATGCGGCGGCGATGTTGGCGTTTGGTGCGTATCGGGATTATCAGACGGAGATGGCGTCGAGGCCGGTCGCGAAGGCTGGGGGGTCGTTCTTCCGGTTCTAGGAGTGTGGTGTGTTGTGGCGGCGATTATTGATGCTGGTGATTCTCTGGAAGCTCTCGTGGCCGAGGGCTTGCGCGTGTTGCATCGTGACTGGGATGACGGCTTGTCGGTTGCTGATGCGTATTTGCGTGGCGATTTTGACGACCCGTATTCGCCCAAGGGCATGCTGGACGAGCATAAGGCGATGATGAGGCGCGCTCGCCAGAACTGGTGCGAGATTCCGGTGAACGCTGCGACGCAGGCGTTGGCGGTTGACGGGTTCCGTTCGGGGGATCAGAGAGCAGGTGGCGAGCGTTCGTCTGAAACCCCCGAATGGGACTTGTGGCAGCGGAGCAATTTGGATGCTAAGCAGGCGCAGGTGCACCGTAGCGCGGTGGCGTACGGCCAGGCGTTCACGGTCGTTGAGCGCGGCCAGGACGGCAGGGCCTACGTTCGCGTGTTGTCGGCGTTGCGGACGGTATGCCTGTTCGAGGACGCGTTGTCTGACGATAACGCGATTCTTGCGTTGTCGGTGATGCGGCATCCAGGCTTTGGGCCGGATGGTCGCCCTAAGCCTGGCTTGGCTGTCGCGTGGGATCGTTACAACCGTTACGACGTTGTTCTGCCTAACGGTGGGGGCGAGCCGGTTGTTGGCCCTGGGGTTGCGCACGGCGGGAACGGTCATTGTCCTGTGACGCGGTTTGTGTCGCAGATGGATGACGAGGGGCGCGTGCAGGGCGCGGTCCTCCCCTTGAAGCACTGGCAGGACTCGTTCAATCAGATGTTGTTCAATCTGTTGCTTGAGCAGTCGCATGGTGCGCATCGCGTTCTGTGGGCGACAGGCTTGGAGCCTGCAGTTGCAGTCGATGCGGATGGTATGCCGGTGGTTGGCGCGGATGGTGGCGTTGTTCGGCAGCCTATCGCGGCGGGGCCTGGCGACTTCCTGGTTAACTCGTCGCCGGATGGCAAGTTCGGTTCCCTCCCGGTTGGCGACCAGTCGGGGTACATTGCGGCGATGGACGCGTTGATTAAGGACTTTTCCGCTATCTCGCAGACGCCTCCTAACTTCCTACTGGGGCAGATGGCTAACCTGTCGGCTGACGCGTTGAACGCGGCTGAGAAGTCGTTCCGCCGCAAGCTGGAGCTGTACCGGACTCAGTTTGGTGAGTCGTGGGAACGGACGTTGCGTGTTGGCATGGTGCTAGAGGGTCGCGCGGAGCGCGACCAGTGGGAGCATAACGAGGTGTTGTGGCGCGACTTGGAGTCGGCTGCTTTGTCTCAGACGGCGGATGCGTTGTCGAAGTTGCGGGAGATTGGGGTTCCGTCTCGTGGCTTGTGGGAGATGGTGCCTGGCGTGTCGCCGGTTCAGTTGGATCGGTGGGATGAGTTGGCGACGTCGGAGCGTTTGGGTTCTGATTTTGGCGCGGCTGTCCGAGGGTTTAGCGCGATGGGCGCACAGGATGCTCTGGATGGCCCTGTGACGCCCGCTGAGGGTGAGCCTGTGTCCTTGGGCGGCGGTGTCCTGTAGTGCCCGCAGATAAGCGCGTAGAGGTCTTGCTGAGGGCGTTCGAGGCGTCGCTTGGCCGATTGAGTTTGGTGACCGTGCGGGACGTGTCTGCTTGGTGGGAGCAGGTGGACAAGGGCGGTGATGTTGCGGCCCGGTTTGGTGAGATGCTGGTTGAGCCGTGGGACAGGGGCGCTGTCCTGGGTGTGGCGTTCTACAGGTTGTTGAGGGCGTTGCAGACGGGGCGTACGGTCCCCTCCCCTATTCGCGGTCACGCGCAGGGCGGCGAGGTGACGCTGGGTGAGCTGGTGCGCGAGTTTAACGAGGCGGCTGGGGTGAAGGCGTTGGCTGCGACGTCGTTGGAGGGCGTGCGCGTCGTGGTGGATAAGCAGCCGACGTCGAACTTGTCTGCGTTGCGTGATGTGGATGTGAAGGCGGCGCAGGCGTTGTTGCGTGCCCGTCTTGAGGCTGGCGAGGTGTCGTCTGGCGTTGTGGCTGGCGTGGGGCAGCAGGCGGCGGCTGGCGGCGTCCGGTCGGTGGTGCGTGATATGGGTGATCGTGACCCGGCTAGGCAGGCGTGGATCAGGGTGTCCGGGACGGGCACGCCGTGCGCGTTCTGTGCGATGTTGCTGTCTCGTGGCGCGGTGTATTCGGGTAAGCATGAGGCGTTGCGGCGTGACATGTCGCATGCGAATGGGACGCACGGGTATCACCCGAATTGTCATTGTTACGCCCTGCCCCTGTTTGCGGGGTCAAGCATTGAGGGGTCGCGTTTCGCGGTGAATCGTGAGATGCAGAATCTTTGGTACAACGATTTCGGCGGTAAGGGCTTGAAGGGCAAGTCCGGCTGGCGAAGTTACTACTACCGCAAGTTCAAGCGGTAGGCGTGTTGGTGGAAGCCCTGGCGGCTTCAAGTGGTTCCCGCGTTTCGTCCTGGTGGCGTGCGTGGGCTTTGTTTTCTGGGAGTGTGTTTGCGATGGCGGACGAGAAGAATGTTGCTGACGAGGCTGAGGCGGTTGAGGGTGGCGCGCCGGGCGCGCGCGGCGCGGATGCGCCGGTTGAGTCAGAGAAGCAGGCGCAGGTGGAAACTGACGCGGGCGAGGGCCAGGATGGCGCTGCTCGCAAGGTTGACGACCTGCCTGAGTGGGCGCAGCGGGAGTTGAAGGGGGCGCGCGACGAGGCTGCTCGTTATCGCACTCAGTTGCGTGAGGTGCAGGAGTCGGTGAAGGGCCTCAAGACGGTGGAGGAGTTTGAGGCCGCGATGTCGGCGGCTGATGAAAAGACGCGCCAGGTTGAGGCTGAACTGGGTAGGGTGCGTGTGCGTCAGCAGGTGCGTGATGAGTTCCCGGCTTTGCCTGCGAAGGCGTTCGAGTTCGTCAAGGACGGCACGGTCGAGGAGATGCGTGCGGCGTGCGAGGAGTTGGCGTCCCTGGTGGGCGCTACTGGTGGCGCGGCTGGTCTGCCTCGCAAGGGTGGGGGCCTTGCCCCTGCCGAGGAGACGGAAGGCGAGTTTGACGCGCGCGAGTTTGTTCGCAGTCGCGTGCCTCGTATTTGACGTTTCCGGGTTTGGTTTCTTGAGTTTGTAGAGGAGAAGATATGGTGGCTGTTGTTCATACCCCGGTGAAGCCGGAAAAGCTCGCGGCGACGGCGGTTGCGCTGACTGAGCGTGAGCTGGTTGTTCCGACGCTGTTCGCAAAGAAGGGCATCGAGGACTTTAAGGGTGCCAAGGATGACACCCTTAACGTGAAGGTTCCGGGTATTCTGCCCGCTCATGATTATGAGTGGCGTAATAACCGTGCGCAGGAACTGATTCTTGATCCGTACAAGGAGCGCAAGATTGCGGTCCGTTTCGGCGGTAACGCGTATTCTGCGACGTCGCTGACGGATGAAGAATGGGAGTTCGACTTTAACGGCTGGGGCACGTCGATTCTTCCGGCTCAGGCTCACGCGGTTGCCCGCAAGCTTGAGTACGGTGCCGTGAAGGCCCTTAAGACGGGCAAGTACACGGTGGAGATTGGCGCGAAGGAGAATAATGTCCTTAAGGATATTATTGAGGCGCGTCGTGCTCTGAACTTGCTGGGCGCGTCGAAGGTGTCGCGCACGCTGGTTGTGGGTTCTGACTGGGATACGCTGCTGCAGTCGGCGGACTTTGTGAAGGCCGCGTCGGTTGGCGACAAGCTCGCGGAGACGGCGTTCGCTGACGCTGTCCTGGGTAAGGTTAAGGGCTTCAACATCGTTGTGTCTGAGGACTTGCCCGCTGACGAGGCTTACGCCCTTGCGGGCGATGCGTTTATCTTCCTTAACGCCGCGCCGCATGTTCCTGAGTCGGTGAAGGGTGCGACCAGCATTTCTGATTCGGGCATTGCGATGCGTTGGCTGCGCGACTATGACGCGATGCATACGCAGGAGCGTTCGATTGTCAACACCTGGTATGGCTTCCAGCAGGTCTTTGACCCGATTGTGTATTGGGATGAGGCTGCTGGTGTGGAGAAGATTTCGGACGACCAGTACACGCTGCGCGCTGTGAAGCTCAAGCTGGGTGGCACGGACAAGTACTTTGCTGAGGGCACTGACAAGACGGTTGTTGGCAAGGCTCTTGGCTTGGACAAGCGTTCTAAGCACACGACTGCAGCCGTTTCTGCTTGAAGGGTTGATCCGGTGGTTCCGGCCTCGGGGGCGAGTGGTCCGCCGCCGCCCCCTGAGATGGAGCAACTGGATCGCCTGTGATCGTGGGGTGGCGTCCCCGTGGGTTGGCTTGCATCCCGTTAATGTGCGCGAGGTGTCAACCCGTGGGGGCACGCCCCTCGTTTGCGTGAAGGGGGTGTTTGCGTGAGTGA